GTAATCACGAAAGGTGTTGTGTATCCATTAGTAAACAAACGACATGAATACAGTACAGTAATGAATGATAAATATGAAGTGAAAAAGATTATAATAAATTTGGAAATATCAGAAAAAAGTTGTAACTTACTAAAAGTAAAATGAAAAATATGTATAAAATCTTAACAAAAGAAAAAACGAAAGAAGGGTATGTGTGGAGACATATTGAAACAATGGAAGCTGATACTATTAAAATCAAATCAAATGTAATCTCTTTAATTAAAGATACTAAAATTATATTCGTTGCACCATCAAGATATACAACAATTATAAAAAATTAAATACAAAATTAAAAAAGAATGTTTATATAATGTATCACTTAATAAATACTCTATCAGCATTTAGCTATTTTATATAGAGTGTGATACAATCTAATATACTGGGGTTAGCAGGTTTTAATTTTTGAAGTGCCATTTGATATTATTCTACTGCTAATCCCTTTTTTCTGCTTTTTATTTTTTTTAATACTTATATCTAGAAAGATTTGGTAAAATCAAATTATTTTCGTATATTAGAGTATTAACAAAAAACAATAAATGATGGCACAAAGTCAAAAAGAACAATGGGTAATTCCAACCTACAATGGAATACAATACACAAAGTATTTAATATCTACATCAGGTAGATTAGTATCTAAAACAAATACAGGTCCTAATAGAAAGAATAGAACTGCTGTGTTTGATAACTACAAAGAAATCAATCCTCTTAAATGTAAAATAGGATACACTACATTCAACATCTATGATGACAATAGTGAAAGAAACATTATGTATGGTCACAGATTAATGTGGGAAAGTTTTGTATGTCCTATCACACCAGGTATGGTAATTGACCATATCAATGCAGATAAGAAAGATAATAGATTATCTAACTTACAAATGATGACATATTCAGAAAACTTATTAAAGTATCATAACGAAGATAAAAAGAAAAAATAGTATGTGTATTTTGAAATTAGGAAACATAGTATCAGGTATCATTGAGATACTAACACTAGGATGGGGACATGATTTAGCACAATGGGTTGCAAACAAATTAGGATATCAGGATTGTAAATGTGAATATCGTAGAGTTTGGTTAAATCAATTATTAGGATGTAAAGAAAAATCAATAGAGTTATGATAGAAATAATAAAAGAAATTAAGCCAGATTGGTATATGATACATTTGGAAGGAACAAGGTATTATCAATTTTGGAACAAGTGGGAATTGTTTGAGTTATTGTTAGACTATAAATCAACATCAACACAAACCCTATGGGATGAAGACTTACCAATGCCTTACGAAAATTTGGAAAAGATAGTAGAAGGATTAGATACTACATTAAAAGAAAAGACAGAGAAGAAGATAAGTGATAGAATAGAATTAGAAAATTTGAATAGGGAATTAAATTTATTACAAACAAGAATTAAAAAATTACAAGATGGAACAAACAGAAATTAAATTAGCAATTGACGAAAGTAAAGTAGACAAAGAAGCGTTATACTTTATTGATTGGCAGAAGGTAAAGAATGTAAACGATTTATTATTAATCATTGCATCATTAGGTATGTCATTTAGTCCGACACATCCAGCATGGGAACAAATTAAGTATTTGGCAGATTTAGATAGACCAATTAAACAAGGACAGGTTGCACCAGAAATGAAAGACCTTAAACTACCGAAACTTAAAGTAAAGTAAAGTAAATGTTATCAGAAGTAGAGTTCAATCAACTTAAAGAAGTAATGCAAACCATTACTACACATATACCAGAACATCAAACAGGATACATTTGGGACATGTATAATAAGATAGATGGTAATCATGGTGCAAGACCCTGCACTTGTTCATCCGCAGGTAAGTATTGGAAAGCTGCAGTTGACACACTTAACAATTATATTAAAGTAAATGATAACAGGTAGTTTATCTTTGGAGTGTGAACAAAGATTAACCAATTTATACATCAATAGTAACGATTGGTTAATCAAACACGCTAAAAAGATTACAAAGAATAAAGAAGAAGCAGAAGATTTAGTGCAAGAACTTTACGAATACCTACATAAGAAATGTAATCCAAAGATATTTTATGGTGTATCTTATCATATGTTTTATTGTTATAGATTTTTGGAAAGCAGATGGATTAACAAAACGAAGAAGTTAAACCGAATAGTGTATAAAGAAGAAGTCGTAAGTGAAGATGTTTTTGAAGAGTATGATACAGATAAAGACCAAGAGTTAGAGAAGGCACATAGAGAAGTGATAGATGAACTACAAAAGTTATCAGCAACAAGAATGTGGGCACCAGCAAAGATATTTGAACTATATTGGATGTCGGACAAAACTCTTGATGAAGTAGCAAATGATATAAAGATAAGTAAGTCAACAGTATTCCTTTCAGTTAAGAAGATAAGAAAGTATTTAGAGAGCACATTAGACAATCCATTTAATAAACAATAAGTTATGGCAGGAATATGGAGCAGAAAGTTTGACTATAAGAATGGTGAAGATAGAATATGTAAACATTGTAATGCATCATTTCACACAATCAAACCAAGGTATAGTTGTAATATATGTTTGAATGCAAAACAAAAACTAATTGAAACTGTAAAGAGAGCAAGAACTCCAAAGAAACAGAATTATCCTTTTGACAATAAAGGAACTCAAGCATCTAATAGATTTTCTAGTATAAGAAGTGCATTAAGTAAAGCTTGGAAAGAATATAATAAGACAGGAGATAAGTCATATGTTATCGGACACTATGAGAAACAATTGAAAGAAGCTAAAGAATTAGGAATACTTGAATGGATATACGATAGAAGAACACCAGAAGCAAAGAGAGAGAATGGTCAATATGTAAGAACTAGGAATATGATTAGAAAAGAATATCCTGATACTCGCGGACATTATGAAGACTAGAATAGATTATAAATATGTTCATCTTAACTTTGACTGGAATTGGATTAAGGATAAACAGATAGTAGTAAGGGGTAATGAATGGGCAGGTATGGTAATTGTATTAGATGATAAAGGTAGAGCAGTTGGAATGTATGGATATGAAGCAATAGAGAATGAATGAAACAATAGAAATAATAAAAGCTAAGTTAACACCATCCCTTTTACCAATGTGGATGCATGATAGGAATGTAGCAAATCCTATGTATGGACATTGTTATCATTCATCGGCAACACTTAAACACTTTTATCCTAACTTACAATTAAATAAAGGATTAGATTGGGAAGGTGAATGGCATTGGTGGTGTGTTGATGAAGTAGGAACAATCATTGATATAACTGCGGAACAATATACATCAATAGGAAAAGAGTTACCATATGAAGTAGGTGTTAAAGCAAATGAGTTGTGGTTAGGAAGTTATAAGGATAGAGTAAAGAGATTAATTAAAGCAGTGGAGAACCATAATAATAATAAATGGTTTAATTATGAAGAAGCAAGATAAAGAAATAATCGTATTAATGACGGCATATCTCCTCACCATTGGGTTATGTATTGCTTGGGAGGTGTTTACTAACAAATAATATAAGATGTGTTTATATAATAGTAAAATACAATTAAAATACAATAATGGCGTTCGTTAAAGGAGATAAAAGAATAAATGCTAACGGCAGACCAAAGGGTTCGTTGAATAGAACAACAGAGCAGATGCGTCTAACTATAAATCGTGCAGTTAATAATACACTATCCACAATACAATCAGACCTAGAAGAACTAAAAAAGAAAAACCCAGAGAAAGCATTAGAGTTATCAATGAGGTTATTAGAGTATGCAATGCCAAAGATGAGAAGCATAGATGTGAAAGGAACAATGGAAGTCAATGCAAAGATACAATCAATCAACCTAAACATAGTAGATGGAACTAAACATAACCACATCAAAGACATATAGGGATATTGATGAGAGTAAAAAGATTTGTATACTGCAAGGTGGAACTAGAAGCAGTAAATCTTATTCTGCTTTGCAATGGTTATTAGTGCATTGTTTAATGGAGCCTAACATAGTAGTTTCAGTAGTAAGAAAGTCATTCCCATCAATGCGTGTTAGTATTATGAGAGACTGGCAAACAATACTGAAAGATTTAGAGATATGGTCTGATGATAACTGGTCTGCAACTGAACACATCTATACATTTGATAATGGTTCAATGGTAGAGTTTATGTCAATTGATAGTTCGGAAAAGAGAAAGGGTAGTGCAAGAGACTATTTGTTTATAGATGAGTGTAATGAGTTAAGTAGAGAGGATTACTTTCAGTTATTTATTAGAACACGCATTAAAACTATTATAGCATATAACCCATCATTCGGAACTAACCACTATATCTTTAATGAAATACAAACACACCCTGAAAGCAGTTTATATGTTTCTACATTTTTAGACAATCCATTTTTAGAGAAAAGTATTATAGATGAGATTGAAAGATTGAAGTATGTTAACCCTGAATACTATAAGATATATGGATTAGGTTTACCAGGCAACAATGTAGGAACTATATTCAGTGCAGAGTTAGTAGAGGTTATACCCGATGAAGCAGAGTTTGTTGCATTCGGTATGGACTTTGGTTTTAGTATTGACCCAACAACATTGATTGCAGTCTTTAAATGGAATGAGAACTTATACTTTGAAGAATTACTTTATAAGAAAGGTTTAGTGACAAGTGAGATACTAGCAGAATTAAAATCATTAGATGTAGAAAGAAATCCTATATGGGGTGATAGTGCAGAAGGCAGATTAATAGAAGAGATATATAGAGCAGGTTTCAATATAAAGCCTGTTAAGAAAGGTAAGGATAGTATTAAGATGGGAATTGATATCATGCACCAACACAAACTACATATACTTAAATCATCAGTTAATATAGTTAAAGAGTTTGGTGAGTATGTATGGACAGTAGATAAGAATGGTAACTTTGAAAACATACCCGTTGATTACTCTAACCACGCAATAGATGCAATAAGATATGTTTGTATGGAACAATTAAATCAAAAGAAAATACAAGCAGGTAAATATGCAATATCAATCGGAAGACATAAATACTAATCAAAAGCAATGGAACGAGACCGAAATTAGGGAGTTGATACTCTACGCTAAGAGTTTACAACAGGAAAATGAGGATTTGAGAGCAAAAATGATAATGAT